TTGGCTGAAGAAATCCTAGAGTTGGCTGACGAACAGATGCCAGAAGGCTTAGAAGGCCCCTTGGCAAGCGCTTGGGTGCAACAGAAGCGTATGCAAGTCGATGCACGCAAGTGGGTGGCTTCAAAACTCAAGCCAAAGGTCTATGGTGATCGCATTGATGTGGCTGTGACAGACAACAGGATTAGCGTCATGGATGCGCTTAAAGATGCAAAGCAGCGCGTGTTGAATGACGAGAGCAACATCGTTGATGCTGAAGTTAAGGAAGCGTAAGGCAAGGTTATGCGCTTTTTGCATAGATTTTTGCGAACTACGCACGCGCGCCGACACGTTGCGCAGACGCAACAAAAAGAAAGCCAAACAACAAGAAAAGCATCGTCTACTTTATACAGTGTCCATTATGTTAAGTTGAGGTCAAGTTATGCACAGATTTAAGAGTATCAAAGCATTACAAATAAAGTTATCAACAAGCAACTGTGGACAAGTGTGCATAACTGCCTGTGGACAAGCGCCCATGGCTTGCCACCGATGGCCGAGGGGAGGGGGTAGGGCCGGCGCGAAAGGGCCGCAGGAACGGTAGCCCCGCGAACATTTTTATTTTATTTTTTTAAAAAATGATTTAACATCCCGCCATGCCCATATACAACGCCCTTGCAGACCGGCCAACCAACATGTTGGCGTACCCAGACGCTCTGCGGGCGACGCCGCGCAATGAGTACCTTGGCGCACTGGCTGACCTGATAGCGCAGAGTTATTCACCCCAGCGCACGCAGCAGATGCAGGGCACGGCAAGGTTCTTATCAATGCCGGCAATCAGCCAGACACTGGATCGCCTGTCTTATGGCGAACCCTTAACCACTGGCGCCGGAGGATTAGGCGGCACGACACGCATACGGCCAGAAGCGTTAGAGGCTGGCATGGCCGTAGCACCTATGGCGCAACCTACCACCATGGCGACATTGCAGGCAGCAAGGGCGGCAAGGCAGGCAGCTTTGCAAGCAGGCAGGGCCGGTGAGCGTTATGCGGAAAGAGTTGTGCCAGGCATCATGGAGCAGGGCGGATTGCCGGCTGAAATCTTGCAGGGTATGGCGCAGAACACGACATCTAACATGGCCGAGCGTGTTGGCAAGTTAAAGGCAATTGAAGCGTTGTTCCCTGGCAAGACTGAAGGAATGCTGTCACCAGCTGAAAAGGCTGCGCTGACCAAATACAAACAAATTTTGGATACGCCGGCAGTGATGCGCAGAGAGCAGGCCAGATTGTTTGGCACTGGTGACATTGTGCAGCCATCGTTAAATGTGGCCAAAGAAATGGGCGTGCATCCTAATGCGTTGCTTGACAAGTATGCCGTGCCTATTTTGTGGGACACGTCGGCCACTGGCGGTAATGTGACTCAAATTGCTGGCGTGCCGTTAACGCAAGGGTTTAAGGATGCGACGCCTGCGTTTGTTCAGCGTCAGGGTGGCAGGCTTTACCCGTACATTAAAGAAAACTTACAGCAAGGTGTTGGCGGTGCTTCTAACGAAATTGCGCAAGTTTCAAAAATTAACAATTTGAACAAGTACAGCGAATTGGGTGACACCGTTGGCGTGCAAATGAACTTGGCGCCGAGTGGCATTAATTTCTCGCATCACATAGCAGAGTCTTATGTTGGCGCTTTGAATTCGCTGAAGCCTTCGCGTGAGGCGCTGACTTCGTTTAGGGATGCCGTTAGAAATGTAAAGTCAATTGATCCGGTGACTAAAGAGGTGTCATACCCTTACAAAAATTTCCCTGGCATTGATAGCCCGAACATTCGGGACATTATGGCCACAGGAACCAAAGAATACAGCGCCGGCAATATTCGCAAAGCAATTGGCGAGGTTGGCTCGACAGCTGCCATGGAAAAACAAGGCTTTCCACGCTGGCAAGATGTGTATAACGTGATGAGTGAGCCAGGCGCTCAGACTGGCATGGCGCATACGCTGTTGGCCGTAAAGCCTAACACCCAGATGGTAACACCAAACTTTCAGCATGGTTCATACAATGCTGGCCTTGAAGCAAAGGTTATGGGATCTTTGCAAAATGCGCAGGGGCAGATTGTTGGTGTGCCAGATTATTTGATGATGCAAAAAACATTTGCCAAAAAGCAAGCAGAAGGCAAAACATTGCACAATATTCGCACATCATTGCTAAAAAGCCACCATGGCGAAAAACTGGATCAGCAGGCAATTGACAACATTGCTAGATACCTTGGGTATCAAGTTGATTGATCGACTCAAGATGCTCTTTTTCTTTGGTCAATTCTTCAAGCAATTGATTGACAATTTCCAAACGCTGCGCATCTGTTTGGCTCCAGAACGCTTCTGGCATCCGCAAATAAGCTGAATTGTTTGAAAAGTTAAAACCACAGTATGCGACTACTTTTTTCATTGTTGGCCTCCATGCTGTCATTCTATCAGATTGCTAGATAAATGCAAACCACGATCTACAAACCCGAAGAAGAACAAGAACTGATGGCCACCCTGTGGTCACCCGCGATTGCCGACGATCCAGAAGCCTTTGTGCTGTTTGCTTTTCCCTGGGGCCAAGAGAACACCCCCTTGCAGCACTTTAAAGGCCCGCGCAAATGGCAGCGCGAAGTTTTGCGTGACATTGCAGCCCACATCAAGCGCCAAAAGGGTTTGATTGACTTTGAAACCCTGCGCCAAGCAGTGTCATCTGGCCGAGGCATTGGCAAGTCAGCACTGGTGTCTTGGCTTACCATCTGGATGCTCACCACCCGCATAGGGTCAACCACCATCATCTCTGCCAACTCCGAAGCCCAGCTGCGTGCGGTGACATGGGCTGAGATCACAAAGTGGCTGGCCATGTCACTTAACAGCCACTGGTTTGAAGTGAGCGCCACCAAAGTAGCCCCCGCCAACTGGCTAACTGAACTGGTTGAAAAAGACTTAAGAAAAGGCACAAGATATTGGGCCGTCGAAGGCCGTCTGTGGAGCGCCGAAAACCCTGACTCTTACGCTGGAGTCCACAACCACGATGGTGTGATGGTGATCTTTGATGAGGCCAGCGGTATCGACGACAGCATTTGGTCAGTGACGGCTGGCTTCTTTACCGAGAACACGCCTAACCGCCTGTGGCTGGCGTTTTCTAACCCACGCCGCAACACTGGTTATTTTTATGAGTGCTTTAACTCTAAGCGCGACTTCTGGACAAACAAGGTGGTGGACGCCAGAACGGTAGAAGGCACTGACAAACAGGTGTACCAGAGCATCATCGACGAATACGGCCCCGACAGCGCCCAAGCGCACGTTGAGGTCTATGGCATGTTTCCCTCAGAAGGCGATGACCAGTTTATTCCGGCGAACATTGTGGACGAAGCCATGGCACGGCCCAAATACAAAGACCAAAGCGCCCCCATCATCATTGGAGTTGACCCTGCACGGTTTGGCGCTGACGCAACGGTGATTGCAGTCAGACAAGGCAGAGACATTGTGCGCATTGACCGCCACCGAGGCGATGACACCATGACCGTTGTCGGGCATATTATTGAGGCCATCGAAGAATTTAAGCCTGCACTGGTGGTGATCGACGAAGGTGGGCTTGGCGCCGGCATTGTGGATCGCTTAAAAGAACAAAGATACAAAATCAAGGGTGTCAACTTTGGCAATAAATCAGCAAATCCGATCATGTATGGCAATAAAAGAGCCGAAATGTGGGGAAAAATGAAGGATTGGCTGAAAAGTGCTAGTATTCCTAAAGATAGGTTCTTGAAAACTGATTTAATTTCACCTATGATCAAGCCAGATTCAAAGGGCACGATCTTTTTGGAGTCAAAGAAGGACATGAAGGCAAGAGGTTTGGCCTCTCCTGATGCTGCGGATGCAATCTGTGTGACGTTTGCTTTCCCTGTGGCTCACAGAGAGTACAATGCCAAAAGTTCGCGCATTTTGGTTCAAGACCGAGGCGCTGTCGCAACATCTTGGATGGGGTCATAAATGGCTACAAAAAAGACCGTATCGTTATCTGTTGGCCGAGGCGAGAAGCTGCCGGTCAGCAAGGGTGCGGGTTTGACTGAAAAGGGCCGTGCTAAGTACAACGCAGCCACTGGCTCCAATCTAAAGGCGCCAGCGCCCAATCCTAAGACTAAAGTAGATCAGGGGCGTAAAGATTCATTTTGTGCAAGAATGGGCGCAGTAGCGGCCAACGCCAAAGACGGCGAACGCGCTAAAGCTGCTCTTAAACGATGGAAATGTTAATCATGGCTACTAAACCTGGGCTTTATGCCAACATTCACGCAAAACAGGCTCGTATCGCCGCTGGCTCAAAAGAGAAGATGAACAAGCCTGGCAGCAAAAACGCACCCACTGCCAAAGATTTTAAAGACGCTGCTAAAACGGCAAAGAAGAAGTAATATGCCACTCGTCAAATCTAAATCACCCGAAGCCTTTCGCAAGAACGTCAAAGCTGAAGTCAAAGCTGGCAAGCCCGTAAAACAGGCGGTGGCAATAGCTTATTCGGTCAAGCGCGAAGCCTCAAAAGCAAAGAAGAAATAACATGGCAGACCCAACAGGCATGATTGCCGCTGCTAACGTAGCAGCTGGCGGCAAACCCCCAAAGAGTGACTCTGACATACTGACCGTTGCCCGCGCACGTTTGGACATGGCTGTTTCTGCTCTCGCTGAGAGCCGCGAAGATGAAATCGATGACTTGCGCTTTTATGCCGGTTCTCCTGATAACCATTGGCAGTGGCCTGCTGACGTATTGGCCACCCGTGGCGCGGTGCAGGGTCAGACGATTAACGCCCGCCCGACACTGACAATCAACAAACTGCCGCAACACGTTCGTCAAGTGACGAATGACATGCGTCAGAACCGCCCAGGCGCCAAAGTTATCCCCGTAGACGACGATGCTGACGTTCAGGTTGCGGAAATCTTCAACGGCATGATTCGCCACATTGAATACATCTCAGATGCTGATGTAGCTTATGACACAGCCTGCGAAAACCAAGTCGCCTACGGCGAGGGTTACATTACGCTTTATACCGAATATTGCGAACCTAACACGTTTGACCAAGACATCAAGATTGGCCGCATTCGCAA